AGTTAATGCGGCTGTAAGTCAAATTTTAAACCAAGTGGAGAAGTTAAAATGAGTATTAATGTAATGGTATTTTGTGGGAATGTAGGAAGTGACATGGAGGTAAGGCATACAGCAAACGGAAAGGCAATAGGTCAGTTTAATGTGGCTGTAAACCAAGGGTGGGGTGAGAACAAAAAAACGTCTTGGGTTACTTGCAAAATGTTTAATGATCGCGCAGAAAAGTTAGCCCCTTATGTTAAAAAAGGAATGCAACTCACTGTGACAGGTGAATTGTCTGTTGATGAGTGGGAAAAAGAAGGAGTCAAAAACAAAAAAGTTTGCTGTATTGTCAAAGATGTTCAGCTTCCAAAGCAACAAGCAACTGAAGAAACCGCAAGCGTAACGCAAAACAATACAACTGCGGATGAAGACTTTGACAACGCTATTCCATTTTGATCTAAAAAGCCCCCCTTTCGGGGGGCAAACCATAGGAGGTTGTCGATCGGGGGAACCGACCAAACAAATATAACATAGGATTTAATGCAATGAAATTAATACACGTAGGCAAATGCGTAGTAGCCGCTCAAGAACTTAAAGGAATCACTAGCGTGGAGTTTGCTAAAATAGCAAAGACTTCCCCTCAACAAGTATTACGGTGGCGCACCCAATCTAATATGAAACTGCACACTATTCAGCGCGTATGTGATGCTTTGGATATAAGCCTAGAGTCTTTTATAACTTTTGGGTATAAGGTTTAGGTTTACCTTTTTGTAAAAATGATTTTTAATTAAGACAGTATTCGGGCTAGAGCAGATATGAATTGACATATCCCTTCGGGTGGCGAACTCCCTAACAGAATGCCATAGACGCGGTTGACCCTCCGCACATAGCCCCTAATAGAGATCGGTTTCTCTTGATGGATAGTTTGGCGATACGATACGAATACGAAGTAACCGCTGAGTCGCATAGCCCTCAGATCGTAAATTTACGGAAACAGTCGTAAAAGGGTTAAAACGTCTTTTAAAAAGTTACATAAAATAAACAAAGTAAATAATAAGAAACAATTTATCAATAAAACGGGCGAGGCTTGCCGAGCCATAGGAGATGAAAATGAGTATTAAACATAAAGATGTATGCAATTTAATTGGAATGACCGAGCAAAAGTTTATGAGTTGGACGCAAACATTTAACGCGGATTATAAAACTTTTATATCTGAAGACGGTTATTTAGGTTGTATTTATACTGATGGTGATGATGGGTTTATGTTGTTTAGCACTGATTGTGAATGCTTTGAAGATGAAGGTGTTAGCGTACAAGTCAGTGGCAAATATTGTGATATAGATTTTGCATCAATGCACGACATTTATCTAAAGCTATCTGGGTGGGAAGATTAATAATTTCAACACAATTTAAACGATGATTTAATAGAACTGTAGGAGGTTCACATGAAAACAAGACTAGACGAATTACAAGAGCAAGCAAATCAATTTCATCAAGATCACCCAGAGGTTTGGGATAAGTTTCTAGAATTTACATTCGACCGCATCAACAAAGGGTACAAGAATTATTCTGTTTACACAGTTATGGAGAGGATAAGATGGGATTTAAGCAATGTCGGTGGTGATGGTATTGTTGAGTTTAAGATTAATAACAATATACGCCCATTCTATGCCAGAAGATTTATGAAAATGTGGCCTAAGTATGAGGGGTTTTTTAGGGTTCGAGAACAGAAAAGCGCAAGTCGCCCTGCTAACGGTCTTGAGATAACTCCAGATATGGTGGCTTAAATGATTCTTAATAATGGCGACAACTGGCAACCAGAAGAGACTGACATTATTGCTTGGCAACGCGCCTTTCCAAAGGTCGATGTATACCAAGAACTGATGGCGATGGAATCTTGGCTAGATGCTAATCCAACTCGCAGGAAAAAACCCACAGGAATAAAACGCTTTGTTAACTCTTGGTTATCTAGATCACAAGAGCAGGGTGGCAGTTCCCCTATTGCTAAGAAATATAACAAACCTGATAGCATAAGAGCCAAAACATTAGAGATGCAAATGGCTGATGTCACTTGGGTCGATCCTGATGAGGTTCAGATGATGAAGGAGTTCTACTTAAATAAATTTGGTTACTATTACGATGGAGAAATACGTGAGTGCATCTAGTCAAGCAAAACAAATAAGATACGAAGGGAACAAACCAGATTTAGTACATGGTCGATACTACACTATCAAACGATTGTCTGAGATAACTGGCCTGTCAGATACAGCGATTCGGTACAGGTTAAACGGTAGCGATATATGCACAGATGATGAGTTGGTTAAAAGTCACTGCGGTAGAACACTGCGTAAAAAGAAAGTTAAGGTAAATACGACACTGTCTCAGAAGTGGCTTACGCGGAAGCTAGTATGAGTCAGGGAGATTTTATTAGGATAGGCAACTTGCTTGAGGTAGAGAAGCGGTTGCCTTTTCTTATTAAACGAGTCAATGATTGGGATTATGCACGACCTCTATGTGTGACCCTAAAGCCTTACACAAACCCAAGAAGCCTAAATCAGAATGCTCTTTTCCATGTGTGGTGTAAAACCATGTCTGAAAAGTTTATCGAGAAAGTCCCAACAGCTACGCCTGATAATATGAAGCTAATGATGAAGCAAAGGTTTCTAGGGACAGAAGATATAGTGGTAGGTAAGACAGTAATTAAGAATCAGGTAAAGCACACCAGTGATCTGGATGTTGGCGAAATGGTGTATTTTTTGGATCAGTGTTATAGTTGGGCGAGGGACAACGGAATATTCTTAGAAGTGCCAGATAATTCCGAGTATCAAAAGCTGAAAAACCAACAGGAGAGTTGAATGATTAAGGCTGACCCCAGAACGCTTATAGAATTTACAACAACTGAAAGACAAAAAGAAGTAGTGAATGCCGTTATTAAAAATGGCTCTGCTACAAAAGCCGCCAAAGAACTAAAGTGTGACAGACGAACCGTCGATAAAATGATAGTTCGACTAGAAAAGATAGCCGCATCCAACGGAGTAGCCCCCCATAGAGATGTAGACCATCGCACTATGGAAGGCTTTAACACTAAGTTTGTTACAAGCAGATATGATGGAGAGGGTAATCTACAAGGGCAGTATGTAAGACAAGAAAAAGGCAAGTCAATTAGCCTGTCAGAAGTCATAGAAGCTATCGAGGGATTTGAATGGAAACCTGCCCCTAAGATTAAAACGCCTAAAGGACATGACTCAGAACTATTAACGCTTTATACCTTAACGGATTTTCACTTGGGAATGTATTCATGGCAAGCCGAAACTGGTGATGCTTGGGATATGTCTATAGCGGAGCATGAAGCATTGTCCGCGATTACCCGAATGGCAGACGGCTCACCTAACAGCGAAACAGCAATACTAAATCTACAGGGTGATTTTTTACACTGGGATGGATTGTTAGCAGTGACTCCTGCTTCTAAACACGTACTTGACGCAGACACGCGATATGGAAAGCTAATAGAAATGGCTTTAACTATCACGATGCAATGTATTGAAATACTGCTGTCTAAGCATAAGAAGGTCAAGCTACTAGTATGTGAAGGCAACCACGATGAATCTGGGTCTGCGTGGCTGAGAAAAGCCTCTAAGGTAATCTACAAGAATAACCCTAGATTAGAGGTAGATGATACTGAATTTCCATATTACGCTCACTTGCATGGCGAAATCATGTTGGGCTTTCATCATGGACATAAAAAGAAAAACTCAGCACTGCCAACCTTATTTAGTTCAGAGCCACGTTACAGGGCTATGTGGGGTAATTCTAAATACTGCTATATTCATACAGGGCATTATCACCACACTGAGCAAGATATGTCTGAGCAGGGGGGTGCTATCGTAGAGCGTCACCCGACAATTGCAGGTAGCGATGCTTACGCGGCTAGAGGCGGCTATGTCAGTTGGAGGGCGGCTCACGCAATAACATATCATTGCACAGCAGGAGAGCATTCTAGAAAAACCGTTGTTCCGAGCCTCAAGGATGAGTAATGTTATTAAACTACACTCAGGGACAATTACTCTTAACAAACTATTCTGTGATTGCGGACAGTCTCTTGAGTACTGGCTTGGGGATGATGGCTGTGGCTACGGTATTTGTGCTAGGTGCGATCTACATTGTCCAGAAGAGGTTACAGTGCAAGGAGAAGAAGAATGTCAAAAGCATTAAATAAACAGGTAGGGGGCCGTCATTACAAGTTGCCGATACAGCCAGTTGAGTTTATTTACAAAAACGATCTGGATTATATTCGCGGAAACGTCATTAAGTACGTAACCAGAAAAAAGAATGGGGCAGAAGATATACTGAAAGCCATTCACTATTGCGAGATGTTATTGGAGTTGGAGTATGGCGAAGAAGAAGAAATCTACGGTAGCACAGGAAGTCGAGAAAGCCGCAAAATTGCTACAAAGATTAGTTAGATTAAAGGCATCAGATGACAACGGCTATTGCCAGTGCGTTAGCTGTGGTCGTATTGGTCATTACAAGACAATGGATGGAGGGCATTTTTACAGCCGAAGACATTCTAGGCTAAAACTGTTTATGGAAAATGTTGCACCTCAGTGCAAGCGATGCAATATGAACATGGGTGACGCAGTTGTTAGTGAAGGTTATCGCACATACATGATAGATATGTATGGAGAGAGAAGGGTAAAAGCAATGAAACGGCTAACCTATCTTCCACCAAGAAAATGGGTAAGAGAAGAAGTTATTCAGTTTTCACGCGATCTAAAAGAGCAAATAAAAGATCAAGAATGGCGAATAGGCGAGATTTAATTTTCGTTCTATATACGAAAAAGTTCTAAGAAACACATTTTTTATTCCATAATATTATATACAAATTAGTTTACATTTAGGGTTATGTAAGTAATAATGTACCTACATTCAATAAAACAAGGTAATAAATTATGAAATACGAAATCAATCAAAAAGTTTGGGTTAAATGCGCTAACACTAATGCTTGGGTTAGCGGCTTTGTTACTGGCACAACAGAAAAACGAGTCAGAGTTTACAATGAAGTAAGATGCCTAGAAGGTTTGTACGCTCCACAAAATGTATCTGTAAAATAATTAAACAGCCCCCCTGGGGGCAATCAATTAAATGTTTTATCATGAAATATCATGAAAGGGGAAACACAATGAAATTATCAAACTCAAGAATAGCCGCACAAAACAGAGCCGCACGTTACTTGGCTCAAAAAGCATTCGAAAAAACTCAGAAAGAAGACCATGATGCAGATATGTTTATGGCTTTTATTACTGGCATATCCGTTGCCGTAGTTGTTGGGATGGGTTATCAAATGTACGTACTGGGGGCGTTGTAATGTCTATTAGCACTGTTAAAAATAATATAGCTGAGAGCATCTTATCTATGAAACAAGATTGGGATGGTGACATTTTAGAACTGGACTGCGATTGGAAAGACCACTTCTGTTACATATTCTTAGACGTTATGGAGTCATGGTGGGATGATGTATTACCTTACCCTGTCATTGACCGTAGAGGCTTTCTGGAGTTGCTGTATAACGGCTCTAACGAAGAGAGACTGTCAGGGGTTTTACGCGACGACATTTACCTAGCAGTTGAGCCAACATTGCGTGACATAGTTCAAGAGGTATATGATGAAGTTCACAATACCCCTGTAGAACCATTCGCAGGTTATGAGAGAGGGCAATAAGATGATAGATTTTCTAGGCACGATCACAGCTATATTTATTCTTGCATATTTGATGAGGGGATCATACTTTATAGTACAAGATGCACAGAAACGATGGGAAGAGAGAAACAAATAGACCAAGGCTCCCCTAGCCTTTTGAGCCAGATTAGTCCACTGGTGGTCGAGACGGACTATTAATTTAATGCATAACGCAGATGATTAAATAGCATTATTTATCATAAGCTAACCTGTATAGAATGCGCCTCCACCAACCAGAGAGGCATTTATGATTCTATATATGATCGTTTTTTGCGTTATTAGCCTATGCGCTATAGCCAAAGATGAATTTAATTAACACTTTTAGTAATTTATAGTACAATACGGCAACTAATTACATACGGAGCAAGGTATGGAGTTGCAATTAGTAACCAAAATCAATGAAGTTTACAAGCGAGAGTGGTTTGATTTGCTTGATAAGATAGATCAGATCACTCAGACTCTTGGCTATGCTGAGTACAACAGGCAACAAT